TACTTTTAACTCTGTAATCACTAACGATTATCTAACTGAATTTATCTTTGATATTGCAGATGTGAACAACGTCTCCAACACAACAGATGATCAGGCGGATGACGATACAACAGACACTGAATCAGAGGATTAAAAATGACCTTGCCAAGAACCCTCAAAAATTTCACGCTCCAAGTCGATGGGCGCGGATATGCTGGAAGAATTACAGAACTAACTCTTCCAGTTCTTTCAGTAACTACTGAAGACTTCAGAGCGGGTGGCATGGATGCCCCTGCTCAGATTGACACTGGAATGGAAGCTCTTGAGTGCTCCTTCACTCTTGCAGAGTATGAGCCAGAAGTTCTCAAGCTTTTTGGTCTTACAGATCAAGCGGCTGTGAATCTTGTTGCTCGTGGCGCACTTCAAAGAAATGGAGAAGCGGCTGTTCCAATGGCTGCCACTATGGGCGGACATATCAAGGAGTTCGATCCTGGTAGCTGGTCAGCAGGGGAAATGACTGAAGCCTCTTTCACAGTGGGCCTCAGATATTACCGCCTAGACATTGACGGCACAACTTACCATGAGATTGATATTGAGAACATGGAGAGGAAGATCAACGGTGTTGACCAACTCTCTACAATTAGAGCAGCAATAGGAATCTAATTTAATGACGAAAACCCGCCCCTCTCTTTCTGTTGTTTCTGACAGACCAACAGAAACAGTTGATCTTGATTTCCCTGTCATGATTGATGGGACTGAAGTTTCCTTCTTAGATATGAGGAGGCCAACTGTCAGGGATCAGATCATCTTTGAAGACGGCAAGGGCAGCGATGCTCGAAAGGTTGTGAAAATGTTGTCAAACCTTTGCTCAGTAGCAGAGGAAACAATCATGGATCTTGACCAGTCCGACTTCTTAAAATTAAGTGAAGTCCTTCAGGGTTTCCAAGAGCCTCGCCAAGAGAACTGAGGAGAGCTTGCGTAATACTCGCAAAGCTGACTGGCTGGGGCTTAAATGACATCCTCGAACTAACCACTCAAGAGCTGCAAGATTGGTTGGATGTAGCTCAACAGGTCGAAAAAGAAATCAACAAAAGTCTTCCGAGGGTTAAGTAATGGCATTGGGCAAAGGAACCATTTCCAAAATCACCCTCAAAATGGGGGCGGATATTAAATCTTTAACAAAGGATTTAAGTCTTGCTCAGAAAAAAATATCTACTTTTAGCCAGAATGTTAAGAGAAGTCTTAATGATGCTGCAATATCTAGTAAAAGAGCTTTCACAGGGGTCACAAGAAATGCAGCTTGGCAACAGGGCGCAGTAGCAGCCACAGGAATGGCTCTTGCTCTAAGGTCTTCTGTAAGAGAAGCAATGACCTTTGAGAAATCAATGGACGTTGTAGCTTCAAAAATTACTGGGGTCACAGATGCCCAGATGAAAGCTTTGACGGATCAGGCCAAGCTTCAAGGAAGAATTACGAAATTTACAGCTTCACAAGTTGGAGGAGCGCAGGCGTTCTTGGCGCAGGCGGGATTGGCTCCAAAAGCCATTAAATCAATGATCCCTGCAATCTTGAAATTATCTGAAGCAACAGACGCTCCTCTGGAATTTGTTGCAGATAAAGTTTCAAATATTGCTGGTGCTTTCCAACTGACTGAAGAGCAAATTCCTCATTTAACAGATGTACTGGCTCAAGCAAGTAGAGCTGGAAATGTAGATCTAGAGGGATTGAGTGCTTCTTTTGCAGCCACTTCAGGAACTGCAAAAATGTTTGGTCTCTCAATAGAAGAGACAGCAAACGCCTTTGACATTATGGGAAACAACGGTCTTCAGGGAGAGAAGGCTGGTATGCAAATGAGAAATATTCTTTCAAGAATGACAGGATCTGGAAAGAAACATTTAGACAGTCTTGGAGTATCTATCAAAGATAATCAAGGCAATATGAGAAATTTAAAAGATATTCTTTCTGACTTTAATGAAGAAACAAAGAATATGGACGCGGCGGATCGAATAGCTTTGATGGGCAAGGTATTTGGTGAGAGAAATAAAGAAGGAGCGGGTTTCTTATTGAATTCAATGGAGAGCGGGGATTGGACTAAGAACCTCGCCAAAGTTATGGACAATAAAGGCGCGGCCAAGGAAATGGCCAAGATTTCTCAAGACAACCTAGCTGGAGCCTTCACAAGATTTGGAAGTGCTATCTCTGGACTTCAAGTTGCATTAATTGGAAACACTAAAGGACTTCAAGGTTTCGTAGATGCAATCTCAGGCGGAATAAATAAATTAACTGATTTTATTGATAAGTTCCCAATCATGGGGAAATTAATTGTAGGAGTTAGCACAGCCTTTATTGGACTGATTGCTTTGGCTCCTTTTATTGCTGCTTTTGTTTCTCTTGTTGGATCTCTTGGAACTGCCTTTGTAGCTATTAAAGCAGGCTTGGCGGCCTCGGCTGCTGTGGCTGCAATCGCGGCGGCTCCTATGTGGGCCATTGTTGCAGCGGTTGCTGGAATTGTTGCTGGCTTGGCTTTGATCTGGAAATATAGAAAACCTTTAGGAAAATTCTTTTCATTTATTTTTAAAATTGCTTTCAAAGTTATTGGAGGAATAGCCAAAGCAGTTTTCTGGCTGGTTAAAAAATGTATTCAAGCCTTCTTAGGTATCTTTGATTTTGTCTTGAATGTTGTGATGTATCTTCCTCGAAAATTCTTCTCAGCAGGAAAGGCAATTCTTCAGGGATTATGGAACGGTCTGAAGTGGGCATGGGGAGAACTGAAAACATGGTTCTCAGGAATGGCTGAATGGATAGACTCCATGAATCCTTTCAAGGGTTGGATTGAAGCAATTCAAACTGCAATCGACAAGCTTAAATTTTGGAAAGGCGAAGTAGAGGATGAAAATGACATTAATCCTGAGAACAAAGAATTCAAACAAAATTTAGGAACAGGAATGGGCGACAGTCTTGGAATTCCTAAAGATGGAAATTTCTTCAAAGATGAAGACCCAACATTAAAAATCCCTTCTCTTGATGGAGCAAGTCTTGGAGGAAAAGGCGGAGCCACAACAAACCACAACAACAACTCAATAACAATTAATCTTCCTGAAGGTATTTATGACGCGGATGACATAGCAAACAAGGTCACAGCAGGATTAGAAAATATGTATGCAATGGCAGACACTAACTCAAGAGCAGCGTTGCACGATTAAAAATGACTCTCAACACTTCTTCAAAACCTATCCTTATGAATCTTGGATCTTATCAATTCGAGATTAATACAGCAGCTTATCAAGCTTTAAGGAGAAGCACTTCTTACAGATGGGCCAAACAAGAAAGGCTCACAAGAATGCCTGCTCAGCAATATGTAGGAGAAGGAGAAGATAAGATCACTTTAAATGGTCGGATCTATCCTCAACATGCAGGCGGATTGGGTCAATTAGATGCAATGAGAGCAGAAGCTGAAAAGGCCACAAAGCTGGCTCTTATTGATGGAATGGGAAAAGTTTATGGACACTATTGCATTACACAGGTCACAGAAATGCAATCCAACTTAATGGCAGGAGGCAAGCCCAGACGAGTGGATTTCACTATTCAGCTTGTAAACTATGGAGATGATGTTGTCACAGGTGGATCAACTGGCGGCAATAATAACAGCGGAGGCGATCACTCAATATGGGATCTAATTGGGGAAGTCGGTGACTTCTTTGACAACTTAAATTCGAGCAACGTAGCATGACAAAAATCTACAGGACAATTGACGGCGATGAATTAGATCAGATTTGTTTTGAATATTATGGATATTCAAATGGATCTGTTGAAGCTGTTCTTTTTGCAAATAAAGACTTAGCAAAAAAACTTCCATTTCTTGAAGCTGGAATAAATATCACCCTTCCAGATCTTGCTCAGCCTGTCAAAAATGCGGTCAGGCTCTGGGATTAAATGAAGCCAAATTTTAAAGTCACCTCAAATGGGAATGATATTACATCTGTCATTTCTGACAGGCTCCTGAGCTTAAGCATCAAGGACGAGGCTGGGATCAAGTCTGATACTTGTTCTCTGGCTTTGGATGATAGGGGGCAAAATCTTGCCCTTCCTTCACAAGGAACTGAGCTTGAAATATCAATTGGATATGACTCTTTGACGAGTATGGGAAAATACAAAGTAGATGAAATAAAAGTCAGCTATCCTCCAGCGACAGTTTCAATCACAGGCAAAGCAATGCCTTCAACTTTTAAAGAGAAAAAGACTAGGAGCTGGGATGATAAAACTATTGGAGATATCGTTAGTCAAATAGCAGGGGAACACAATTTAGGACAACGAGTTGCTTCTGAATTCCAAGGAGTAAAGATAGAACATAAAGACCAGACAGAAGAAAGTGATGCTCACTTTTTGACAAGGCTTGCAAAGGAACATGGAGCAGTAGCAAAGCCTGCTGGAAATATTCTTATTTTTATTCCTCAAGGAGAAGGAAAAAGCGCATCAGGTTCCTCTCTGGCTGCTGTTGTTGTGAATGCGGAGGAGTGCATCAGTTACAGTTGCACTATTAAAGAGCGCGGAAATTATTCCAAAGTTGTTGCAAAATATCAGGACAAAGAAACAGGCTTAGAAAAAACAGTTGAGACTTCAATAAGCGGCGGAGATTATCCAGAGCACAGAATCAAGGAATTACATCCAACCCAGGAGGAAGCTACAAGCGCGGCGGCCTCAGTAGCAAAAGAACTGAAAACTGGAAAAGTTGAAATTTCTCTTTCAATAGTTGGAAGGCCAGAAATATTTGCAGAAAGGCCAATCACTTTGAATGGCTTCAGATCTGACCCAACAACAGGAACGCAATACACTATTCACTCAGTCACTCATACGCTCAGCGGGGCTGGCTATTTAACCAATGTGACTTGTTCTAACAAACAATAGAACTGAGCCAAGCTCCCTTTACAAATATTATTGAGAGAAAGAGTCAACTCATGCCGTCTGAAGATATCTCACAAATTCATATTTATAAGCTTTTGATTGAAGTTAAAACAACTCTTGATCTTACCCTTAAGCAAATAGATGAGCAAAGGGCGCAGGATAGCGAAGAGAAAGAAGAAATTTTTTCACGGCTCAATAGCCTTGAGAAGAAGATGGCACAGGTTGTCATCATTGCCGTGGTCATAAGCATGGCCCTCCCTCTTGGAATCAATGTGATGCTTAAGACCAAACCTCAACCTCAACAGATAGAGCAAGCTCGATAAAGAGTTGTATAATCGGAAGGAATACCCTTGGAACTACTTTTTGCAATGGAAGAAACGAACTCAATTTTAGC